GAGGAACACGCCAGGGATTTACTGACATACAACTTCCGTCAGGACTTCGACCTTGGTGGCGACCTACAGGCAATCTGGCACTTGTTAGATCAGCGCACCAAGTCCGACTCTCAGATTGAGGTCAGAACACTAGCATGGATGATGCTAGATTGCCTCAAAGAATTTACCCCAGAACTTACAGAATGGTATCTGGAGAATAGAGCAGGGAAAGCTAGACTAGCACCGTGAGGATACGTACGGCAAAGCCCGCTACTCGTGAGATTAAGTAGCGGGCTTTATGCTATTTGGTTGCATTAAATTGTCACAATCCATCCGCAGGTGCGGACTCCGTAGGGGAATCCGTCAACGTCGACGGGGTTGGATTGACCGACTACGAACTCAAGCTCGATAGGTTTGCAGCCATTAGCCTTGGCTACAAACTTTACCTTAGACCCCACGGGAATTTCATATTCTGCGACACACCACTTGCCGTGATTTCCTTTGTTGCCAACAAGCTCCCAATAGGGTTTTTCTAAAGGCTTTAAAGCCTCCCAGATGGGCTTGCCGTTTACGGTGACGGTTGCCGTTCTCCAGTTGGTTGTATGGCTCTCTGAACCAGTCTTTGTTTGTACTTTCATTGCTTTCATTTTGCATTCCTTCTTTGCCACTAGTTTGTCTAGTTCTCCTTCCAGGATAACAAGACGGTCAATGAACCACTTCACGCCTCTTTCAATCTCGCGTAAGCAAGCAGCGATTTGGTTTTTGATTACGCGAATTTGAAAAGAAAGTGTAGTAGTCATTGCCTTGTCCCTTGTGTTTTCTGTATGTAAATAATATAGTCTATCCATTAATAATATGTCAACTACTTTTTTCTTAATTTTATACTGAATTTTAGGATATTTATTTATACGGGTTAGCTGACTACTCACAATAAAAAATCCGTCGTGCAGGTGACGGATTGTATTGGAATTAATATTTAATTTTTACCTTATAATACCTTATACTTCTCTTAATACTATTGTATATTCTTCCCATCCGTCCATCTCTATTGAGATGACTTCAAACCCGGTTAAGGGTTTGAAGATGACTTCTTTCTCCTCTGGATACTGGGAGAATCTAGAAACGTCTCTCCCGGTTTTTGACTCAATCACCAGAGTAATTGCTCTGTTGTCAGTCCTAGACAACGGAACACCCAAAGCATTAAACTTTTGGCTTATTGTGTAGTCTTTAGACGTGGACATAAAGCCCATGTCACGGTAGATTCTACCCACCACGAAAGTGAGCTTTATTTCCGATTTGTCCAGAGTTAAGCCCCGGTAAACAGTTCCGGTGAATCTTCTAACTTGTTCTAACTCTTCTACTATTTGTGATACTAGTGAGTCAGTTTTACCGTATCTGAGTTTTCTATTGATTGCGCCGTAATCTTGTTGTGTATATTGATTTATTGTAGTAGTCATTGCCTTGTTTCCTTTGTGTTTTCTGTATGTAATCAATATAGTCTATCCATTAATAATATGTCAAGGGTTTTAAAAAATATTTTTTGGCATTAAAAAACCCTAGTGATTAATTACTAGGGTTTATCTACTTATTCCGTTATATCTACTACAGGTGAAAGCAAAAGCCTTTGAAGTTGTCGCTCTGTGACCGTCCATCGTTTTTGTCCAGGTACTCCGCCGAACTCCTTACAGAGCCAGGGCTGCAACCTTCTTCTTACGCCCCTTGAGGCATAAGCTAATTGCCTGGAATTTATGGAAAGCCTTATCTTTCCATCTTCCCAGAGATGAATCCGAAGAAAGTTCTTTGGATTGGTTCTATCTCCATCTTCATACCTAATCGTTTCTCTAGGCATATTAGGGTCGTTATGATTGTATGTAGTTCTAATAATCATTGCCTTGTTTCCTTTGTGTTTTTGTGTATATGAATAATATAGTCTATCCATTAATAATATGTCAAGGGGTAATTTAAAATATTTTTTGGCATTAAAAAACCCTGAGTTAATCAGGGTTTTAGCTTTATTAGAATTTTATATTATCTGGCTTGAACAATCCGCTCTCTACAGCCTTACCTAATGCTATTAGGTTTTCTCCGGTAAATTTTTCTAAAAAAACTTCAATCTCTTTAGGGTAAAACCCCGCGTTAAGCATTAACTTTTGTACTGCGCGCCTGTTGCTCATATGAAATGAGATGACAACTCGATTTTGGCTACTGCGGTAATTTCCTGTTTTAAAATGAACTACCCAAACACCATCATCGTATCTGTGCTGGTTAAAGTATTCGTCAAGCACTTCTCTTTCGTACCAGGGTATAGTACCCATAAAACTTTTTATAATGTCGTCGCCTTGTGCTATTTTTTCGTATCTTTTTATTATGCTGATTGCTTGTTTTATTCTTTTTTCGCTCAATAATTCATGTTGCTGTAACAGTTTTCCGTTTACATTTACTAGTGTCATTGCCTTGTTTCCTTTGTGTTTTCTGTATGTAATCAATATAGTCTATCCATTAATAATATGTCAACTACTTTTTTATTAATTTTATACTGAATTTTAAAATATTTATTTGATACAGAGTGACTAGCTACTTACAATAAAAAACATCCAGTTGTCTGGATGCTTATTTTTTAGAAGGGTAGATTTTCTGGGGTTATTGACTGTTTATCTTTTTTCATTTGCCTTAACCAAGGTCTTAAGTATCGGCAATTTGTTATTTTTCGTTCCTCTTCGTCAGAGAAACCTTCTAGCCAACATTTTATGTCTTGACCTTCTTTCCAAAAAGACCTGCGGCAAACCTCCGCTATCGCCTCGTCTAAATCACTCGTTTCTATCAAGTTCCTGTTCATTGTCTCGTAGCTGTAGCCTTTTTTTATTAAGACTTCATCTACAGAAGTGCCGTCAAGACATAATAAATAATTTGAATGCTTGATAGAAAAATCTAATAATTTAACGTCTTTTTTGTCTTTATAAATCTCCTTTATTTCGTATCCGTGTTCCTTTAATTTTATCTGTACTAGCTTTGCTACAAATTTTTGGTATGCTGTGAGTTCCTCTTTACACCATGCCAGGTTAAAATTTGTAACCATTGTCTGTGTCTCCTGTTGTTTATTTGTTTTTCCCTACATAATTAATATAGTCTATCCATTAATAATATGTCAAGGGTTTTAAAAAATATTTTTTTGACATTAAAAAACCCTGACTTAGTCAGGGTTTCAGGCTTATTCCGCTTGTTTCTTTTCGGCATATTTACGCCGCATATACTCCCGCTTGGCTTCTCGTTGCTTCTCCAGTTGCTCTGGAGTCATACTTTGCTGCCACTTCCTTTTGCGGGCTTTCCCTTTTTCTGTGGCGTCGTATCGTGCTTGGGTTTCTGGATCGTAACTCATGGCAGTCCTTTGATAATTATATATTTTATATAGTCTATCTAGCACTCCTTGTCAATGAATAGCGTATACAGAAATACTAGGAAATATTTTTAAATTAAGTATAGACTATATTAATTATATAAAAGACAAAGGAAACACAACAATGACTACCTATAAAAAGTATTTGACTTGGAATTATGACAAACTAGAGGCAGAGTATACAAGACAAGGCTTCTATTCTCTGACTGCTTTTCTGTTGGCGCAGAAGAACAAAACTAATGTAATTAAAAAATCTAATAAACATAAACATAAAGTAAAAGTTTCAGACATCAAATCTGGGCATTGTGTGGGATTCACAAAGGAAGGCCATTCCATAATTGCTGGCAAGAAACAAACTAAGGGTATTATTAAAATTTACTATGCAATATATGATCCTAAACTGTATACACCTCTTGTTACCAAGAATTTTTCATCGGTAAAACTGATGGTTGATGAAATAAACACGATATTAGATGAAGAGAAAACGGAAGAACTTGCTTGGTGGTGAGTATCTATCCACAACACAAAAACCGCTTAGACACCAATCTAAGCGGTTTTTGTGTTATATTAGTAATATTCCTGTTGAACTCTCACAAATTCACAGAGAATGTAAAACGCCCCAATGGGGCGTTTTTGGTTTATATCATCAATTGATGAATCGCCTTCTTAGCGTAATCAAAAAACACATCAATACCCTCACAAGGGTCTATGTGATCAGCCGCAATGCTATAATAATGCCCGGCATTGTCCGCTATATCTACAGCTAAAATGCCACCATTGGGGCATAAATATTTTATTGTCCAATTATTGTAAGTATCTGTTCTTCTAGCGTAACCCAAATCAGAATCAAACTCTGATTTAGAGATTGCAACTATACAAAAATCTGACGCAATTAAACTCATATTTTCATCCTTGAACTCTCACTTTTATATAATACATTAATAACCCAAAAATGTCACTAAAAGTATTTTATGCCTAACTACAAAGCACGATATGGCAACATCAAAAAATACAAGAAACGTTGCCACAAAGCACACCTCAGAACTCATGGAATTTGTATTGTATGCTTAATTAATAAATCCGAACAAATCCATCACTCCAGTTATCGCAAGTCGGGAGATAGGTACGGGATTAACATTTTCCCGACGTGCAAACATTGTCACCTTAATGTCTGTCATAGTCCTAAAAATTGGATTATTCACCCCACAGAACCGGAGTGGAAAAATCACAACACTCCGGCATTTACCAAGATGCTACAGAGGAATTACAGGAAGATCCAAAGATATTATGCGGAAAATTCCTAGCCTATTAATACGCTAGGAATTTAATAAAATTACAGGACTTTAACTAAACCAGGATACTTAGACTCTAGATACTGAGGGAGCAAAGCGGGCTTATATTTTTGCTCCAAAAAATACCTAAAATGTTCCAATTCTCTCATCTGATAGCACCAAGGATTACAATACCTACCATCGGGAAAACGGTATTTAAACTTGATGCGATCGCCATTCCAGTCTTTATCTTTGCGGTGGTTAGACCAGTGAATACCGATAGAACCATCTAATAAGTCAGCTTTATCAACAGGATATTTGAGCTTTTGCTCTACCCATATAAGCAGATTTGCGGATTCATGCAATACGCACCAATAACCAATGGGTATTTTATTAGCGTCATCAAACATTGATTCTACTCGTTGAGTATACGCGCCCAATCTCTGGGGTTGCTTAGTTGCCGAGTAAGATCCGGTTTCACGAATACTTGGTAATACTTCCTCAAATACCCATTTCTGAAAAACTTTAGCAGATGGAAGTTTAGATCCAAATACCAGTTGATAGATACCAGCCTCTTCTAACACGGTCACAGACTGCATTCCGCCAGGTGTTACCATTTTGGTAACACCTTTGTATTCACTGTCAACCTTAGTGGAGACTGTTTTAGCCGGGTTGGCATAACCTAATATAGCTGCGACATCGTTAGCAACAGGTTTACCATCAATAAAACGAATGGGTTGCGAATCAAACTGAAAAACTGCTAAATTATTCATGTGACCTCTTACTAGGTTAATTCCCCTGCGGACTCGGTGTTGTCAGCACCATCCGGCGAGGGGATTACATGATAATTATAACACACTTATAGGTATTTCGGATAGTTGCGTTATGGTTTCGATAAGTAGACTATAACCACTGCTCAATAACAGCTTTTGCAACTTGTTCAGTCATGCGTGGTGGCACACTCATTCCTATCATGTATTTGCCTATCTTATCGGTTTTAGCTTGGTAATCGTCAGGGAATGAGCCAATGCGTTTCCATTCACGGTAAGTGAGTTTTCTGCATACACCCCAGTGCATTATTATTGATTCATTCGCTGGCAATGTATTTGATGGTATTTTGTCATCTAATCTCTTGTTGTTAAATAATTTAGCTTTTAATCCCTTCCTTATCACTGCTTGTTCGTATCCCTTGCCCTTATCCGTAAGATGCCACCATTTCAAATCACAATGCGATGGTTTTGTTTCTCTAATTTCATCATCAGTAAGTACCTGTAAATCACTTGTAGCCTCACCTGCACTAATCCATCTAGACTTGGGAGCTAACACCAATTTAGGTTTATTAATATCATTACGTAAAGCGATAAAAAATACCCGTTCTCGTTTTTGTGGCACTCCACAATCAGCGGCATTAACTAGAAACAATTGAGGTTTATACCCAATATCTCTAAACCTATCAATTACCATTTTGCAATAACCTTTAGCGTTACCTTGCAACATACCTTTAACATTTTCAGCTATGGCAACTCTAGGCTTTAAATGTTCAACCAAGTTTAGATAATCAAAGAATAAATCATCTAAAACTTGTTCGGCTTGACCTTCCCTAAAATGCTTCTTTTTACCCCATGCCTTTTCTCTGCTACCTGCCATACTAAACGTAGAACATGGCGGGCTACCATCCAATATATCTAAATGATAAAGTTCATCAGGCAATTCTTTCTTCAACAAATCTTTAATAGGACACAGAAAATAATGTTTAGGCTTGAGGTTTAGTTTGTAATGATAAGCCATTTCAGGGTCAATATCATTAGCGGCAATTACGTCACAACCTGCTAATTTATAACCCATAGAACTCCCACCACCACAGCTAAAAGTTGACATAACTTTTAATCCGTTCTGTGGGATGTCTTTTAAATCTTTTAAGTACCACGCTATAGGATTGCTCATTCTTTACTATTAAATTCAAAACCACATTTAGGACATTTATGCTCAAAGTCAAATTCGTCTACATCAACCTCTTTAGACGATGATTCCGGTATATTTCCATCCCCATTACTGCCACCTTCACCATCCTCATCATCCTTCTGCACATCATCCAAAAGACTCAACTCCAGTTCCCCAAATCCAGTCAAACTTAACTCAAAATCATCATCCTGCAAAAACTCAAAATCAATCTTCAGTAGTTCCGGGTCAAAGCCGGTATTCATTGTCAGCTTATTATGCGCCAGCCGATAGGCCACCTTCTGAGCATCGGTCAACCCCGTCACCTGAATTACGGGAATAGTTTTGTCACCGCGTTTCTTAGCTGCCAATAGCCGACCGTGACCTTCTAGCAGTTCACCTTTCTCATCCACTGCCACCGGGTCGAGAAACGTAAACTCTTCTATAGAATTAGCTATCTGTTCCACATGGGAATCAGGATGTAGCTTTGCGTTATTCGCATAAGGGCTTAAACGCTCAATGTCCCACTCTTCTATTTGGCTTCGTTTAATAGTCATGCAATTACAGGTAAAATTTAATGCAATTTTAGCATGAGAAAAATATTTTAAAAATACGGACACTTTTCTCTTGACACGGACAAAATGCTATGGCATTATATAAATATAGAGGCAAGGGAAGCACCCCAAGCCTCTAAATCAAGCAAGCATAGCATTAAGGAAATTATATCATGGCTTATTCATCAACAGTAATAGGTAATCTATATGCGGCGTTTGTCGTAACAGACGCATGGAATAACCACCTTGAAAAAATCAGCAATATTTCCGCAGCCGTAGCGGATGCAATCGCTAAATACGGCATTGGCGAAGAAGTCTGTGATGACGGACAATACGACTTTGAGTCCGGACAGTTGTTAGGTTGCGTCCCACCCTCCATCAAGCGTGAGTTGGAGGAAGAGATTGAATCTTGCTACGACTTAATCTGCAACTTAGCGAAAGCATACGCCGAGTATGTTGTGGAAAATTCATGAAAACAATCACAAATCCCCTCTACGAATGGATTTGTGATTGGAAATTGGAAAATAGTAAAATGTGTGGCTTCTGGCTTCTGACTTCAATTCCAAGCAGTATTATCTATAAACGCATTGGCTGAAATCGAAGAAAAATATTGGAGCAATAAATGAAAAAATCAAGCATTACTCCAACACAGAAATACGGTAAATTAACCGTAACAGCAAGAGATAACGCAAAAATAAACAGAAAGCCTTTTTGGTGCTGCCAATGCGAATGTGGCAACACTACGTCTGTTAGAGCCGATTACCTGACATCAGGAAAAATCGTATCCTGTGGATGCTATAGAGATAGTAAATTCAAAGCTGACGCTTCTAACATTAAACAGTGCAAAGAACTGTTCAATCAAGGCAAAAGCATTAACGAGATAGCTGCGTTAATGCGAATTTCACCATCTAATGTCCAGAAGTTTTTATCTACTTCTGGTATTGAAACCGGATTTATTTCAAGGGAGGAATTAAAAGCCTACAAAGAAGAAGATAAGCTGCGGTGGGCTAAAAAATATGTCGTGTTCAAAATGTCGTTGAGCGCGATTGCCGAAGGAGAAAATGCCACGACAGCATCTATATGCCGCGCTCTCAACAAACTCGGTATACCCACGAGAGAACCGGGAAGTCAATCTGCTGAAATGCTCTCTCGATTTAAAGCAAAAGCCAATGAATATTGGCAGTTTTATAAAGACGGGATGTCTTCGGTTGAGATTGCTGAATTGTTCGATTTATCAAGTCCAAATGTTGTGCTTTATATCCTCAAAGCACATGGATACAAAATAAGAACAAATCAGGAAGTGCATAGAGTAAGAAGAATTAACTTCAGGAAAGAAACTAGAAGCTTAATAAAGACTCGCGGAGTCAAATTAAGCGAAACAAGGAAAGCTGAAAAGCTTCGCAACTTAGAAGAATTAAAATGACTAAGAAAGGAGAATCCTGTGTCAAACAAATCAAATGCGTGCAAAACAGACGGCACCCTAAAAGGATGCTTTGTCATCCAAAACGAGAAAAAATGGGGATTTACGATTATAGACCCCTGGAACAGAGGGTTTTACCGTACGGCAGACCCAAAAAGATTTGCTTCCCTCAAAGAGGCAGAATCTTTTGTTAAAGAAAACAACATAAAAGGCACTATTGTGAAGGGCTGGTGCGACCCTTCTCAGGGATTTTTCCCAGGGGAGTTCCCTGGATAAATGAGCAGAAAACAGGAGAGTATAACGCTCTCCCTTTCATTGGAACAGAAAGCCGAACTCGAAAACATAGCCTTAGAGTTCGGTTATTTATGGGGTGAAAACCCCAATATTTCAGCATTAATCAAAGCAATAGCAAAAGGCGAGCTATTGCTGATAAAACCCGAATCATCTGGAAAGCAGAATCGGGTATTAGCCAAGGATGCGATCGCCAGCATCCAAGATGCAATTACATTATTAAAGTTAATAGCCTGACCTTAGCAAGTCGTTAAACTGCTGTGTCATAATGTAGCCAATCAAGTTACCTGGTATGTAACTTGATTGGCTTTCTTATTGCCACAGACTACCTGCTCAAGGCTGTTTATTTGAGAAATAATGAACGCCACCACATAGGACAAGCACAAAGCAAGAGGGATATTTTCTTCATCAGGAGTGCAGTATATTCTGCATTTGCCAACTTTAATATATCCCGTGCAACCAGCAGGAGTCTCCTTTATCTCTGCGTTGAAGCATCCAATTTTAATCAGTGCAATATTTTGATTTGCCCCAAGAAATATTTCTATTTCACTAGTTTTAAACCAGCTTTCAATTGTGTCTTTAAAAGATTTCTTGCACATCATTGTCATTGTTTTTTAGATTATCTAAACTGAATAACGCCATTTTCATCAGGCTCAAAATAACAACAAGTCCCACAATTACCCGAAGGATTAACAGCGCATTTTAAATATACCCTAACATCTTTTGGACTCAAAAACTTACACCGCAATCCCATGTTTTTACTAATACGGTCAAACAATAATGGATGCAAATTTGATTTTATAGATGCGCTATTTATGTATATTCTGTCTATGTTTTTGTGGTCACTAAATAAATAAAACCGCACATCAAACTTACCAGTCTTTTTGTTTTTGGTGTAGCTAATCGCTGCTAAATTAAAAAGTATATTAAATCCAGTGCCTTCATCAGCAATATCTAAAAATACCTCCTCGCTTTTTTGAATTTTAAAGCCATTATCATATTTATATCCAATCAACTGAAAATCACATCTTTGGAGAAATTCAGTTACCACAGCCTTATTTTGCAAAAGAGCAAAACTAGCTGCAA